TTTCCAAAACTCAGCCGGTTGTATGCCAGCTATCGCTGCCTGTTTCTGCAACTCATCCCAAGTCGGTACCCTCAGCTTTTTTTTTTGCCGTCTGTCTGCACATTGGCATCATTGCTACCAAGTACAAGCCTTTCAAAATCTTCCTGCGGCATATCGGAAATCCATTCGCCTACTTTGTATTGGTTGTAGTCAATCGGATTCCCATCTGCCAAATCAGCCGAACGGAGAGCACAGTAAACCATATCTCGGATTGCCTCCACGTTATGAAGGTCGCCGAAATATGCCTGCACCTCCGCTTCAGTCAGATTGTGCATCTTGCAGAACTCAAATCGGGCATTCAGGTTGAACCGGAGTACCCTGATTCGTCCCCCTATATTAGCCGTTACTTCACCGAAAGCCATAACTATGAACCTGCTGAACCTGTGGAAATCTTCTTGGTGATAGCTCCGCTTGAAACGAAATTACCCTTTATTGTCGGGCAAGTGTCGTTTTTAGTGTCAATTGAAACATCGGAAATCAATGTAGAAAATTCCCAATAAACTCCGTTTGTGTTCCCTGTTCCCTGCTGACCTATTTGTGCAGTTATTAGGCCGGAATTATTTAGGATACGGTCAATGAGTTCCTCTCCATTCAGGGCATTATCAGGATCGTAAAATCCATCAAACGAACCCTTAATACCGATCTTTCCGGCTGTAGGGTGATAGGTGGTATTACCTGAAGAATCCTGATTGGTAGTTTCCTGAAGGTCTTTTGAAATCGTGAAGCTGCACGATGTGGTTCCTCCAATCGGAACCATGCCGAATTTCAATCTGAAAAGATTTCCGTTAATTTCTGACATTGTATTGTTTTTTAAAGGTTAAATTTCAAAGAGTTCAAATTTCAGTCTTACTATTGTTGTGTGTATTGTTTGCGTTTGTGTCTGTTCAGTCATTGACATCACGTTATCAACTGTTGACCCTGTGATCAGGAACCCTGTAATTGTAAACACCGGCTCAGGTTTTGTTACCAATCTGGTGATAGCGTCAACCATAGCATCCGCCGTTGACCGGTCTCCGAAGTCTGTTGACCAGCCGTTGACAACGTGAATGTTTATCGTTGCTATTGCCCGGTGTCTGTCCTGGCTTCCCTGATCCATCATCGTCTGCTCACCAATCACAATATAAGGATAGTCGTTTACTTTCCTGTCACGGTCATAGACTGCATACCCTAAGTTTTTCAGGTTGGTGATGATCGAAGTCCTTATATACTGCTGCGGTGATTTCATTTTTTGATCACTTTCTTTGCAAGGTTGTCAAGTGCTTTATTGATGTTTCCGGTGTTCTGAGCCATGGTGTTGTAAAAAAAACCCCTCAACGATTCCATCTTTGCGGCATATTCCACGTTTGTTCCTATTACCACCTCGCCGCCTTCCATCACAGGCTCTTTCAGGCTGCCGTTGAATTGACCGCCGAAATCATCAGCATAGCCGTAACTGTCAGTTGCCTTTGACTTTGAGTGTACAGAAGCCCGGAGCCTGCCAGTTTTCACAGGCATCAGCGGAGTTCTTTTAACAGCAGTAGCCATATTTTCTCCTGTTTCAACCAGAAATTTGTGAAGTTCTGACCCTGTTTTTTTGTCAAAATCTTTCACAATCTGGTTTATCACATGATTAAACCTATCAACAGTTGTCTTATCGAACTCTAATTGAATCATCAGTAGCCAACATTTAAAGTCACCGTGCTTATCATTCGCTTTACTTCTTCGTCGAATCCGTTGTCTGTGTATTCGTTTCTGAAGTCAAATACCATTTGCTTTTTTATTGCCAGCTTGAAAAACTCCTCAGCATTGGCGGCAACCGAGTAAATGACTTCAGTCGCATACCCGTAACCTGTAAAGTTCAACCGGTTGCCAACAAGGAAATAATCTGTTCCGCTGGTGTAGGTTGTCGCTGTTCCTTCGCTGTCATACGTTTTTACCGAAGTAATTGAACTTACCGGCGGAAACGGGAGGTCGATATAGTCATCCGAGTATTCATCAAGAAACAGTTTAAGTGTTTTAGCCGCCAGTGACCGTCCCGCCAGTAGTTCAACTTTCTTCCGTGCTGCCGCAATAGCAGCAGTCAACTTCGTATCGTGAGTGGTGACAGAAGTATCTATTCCGAGAAATGCTTTAGCCTCTGCCAGCGTTACCGGTTCACTCGTCGCCTCTGTGTGTACTGCTATCATTTCGTCTGCATATTTTTGAAGTCCTGTTTCGGCTTTTCCTGGTAGTGATAAACAACCCGGATATTAGCCGTTACTGTTACCGTGTCCTTTTTCTTAGACATATTGAATCACGTTTGAAGTGTCAATTTTGTACTGCTTTAACTTTTTCAACCACGTTTCCAAATCCTTCATTTCGTCCTCATTACGGGCATTCAACATCTTTGCCCTTTCAATGCTCTTCTGAGAAATTTCGTTGTAAAGTTCCTTGTTGTCAAGCTGCTTTATCCAGTAAGCGAACGGGTCAGCCTCCAGGAAATTTTCATCCTCGCTTGGTATCGGTGGAGCAAACAGCCCACATTTACCCAACGATTCACGAAGCCCGGGAGTGTCCGTTGCAATTACCGGAATCCCGCTGCACATAGCTTCAACTGCCGTGCGCCCGTAGGATTCATAAACTGAAGGCATAATCAAAATCCTCGTCTGTGCATAGATGCTTTTTATGTCCGGCGTGTTTTCTACGTACCGTAAGTTTTTCATCGGAGTTATTAGCTGGTCACCGTAACCGCCCTTTACACCAAGGAACTCATATTCAGGCAGCATCTTAGCAAGATCACTGAGAACCTTGCCGCCCTTCCTGGGCCAGCAGTTTATCAGGGTAATGTATTTCCGTTTCTTTGACGTGGTATGATAATCATCGAAATATACCGGAGGATGAAGAACGGTCGAAATATGCCGATAGCCTTTTTTCTTTCCGTCTTCCATTGCCCAGTCGGTATTGTAAATCAATGCAAAATCTTGCTTGACTTCTACCAGCCGATTGGTGAACGTATTATGCACCACGTAAATAATCGGCTTCATGGTCATGGCGTGCCAGTTCCATGCTTTACCTGATCTTACAAGGTGAGTAAGTCCAAGATCACACCACCGCCATTCACGGTTGCAGTTGTCGAAGTCATCACGGAATATCTTTACGCCGTCAAGTTCATAATTTTCCTGGCAGGTAGTTAGTACATGGCATTCGTGACCGGATTTGACTAACCAGCGAAGCATGGAATGAGCCATCCATTCGGCACCGGCATTGTGAACGGGAGGATAAGCGTGTAAGTGATAGAGTATTTTCATATTACGAGCATTTCTTTTGTGTAAATATCTTTAGGGCTTATCCCTGCTATTCTCCCGAACCAATTACGGGGTGCAATTACTTTACCTTTCTTTCCTGATAACCACCAACCCCACCAGCATAATGTAGAATTTGACAAAATAAAGTGCCTACATTGTGCCATCATCTGTAAATCCTTCATGTAGTGGTTCCCACGTACATAAATGAAATCATCTCCGAGCATCTGCTCAGCTTCGTCAGGTGAATCTGAGAAAACGTAAACCGGAGCAATAGGCATCTCACGGAGTGCCGCCATGTAGTAATCTGCTTTCAAGGTTGGATGATAGTTGTCATCATAATCACCCCTGCGGACATGAATGCAGATAGCATCTTCCGGTACTCCGTTTGATTTGTCTTTCAGTTCAAAGTGATACCGGATAAGTTCCTGGCAATGCTCAAAGTACTTTTCGCTTTGCAGATGTCCGGTGATGTTGGTTCGATCCTGCAAATCGTAAAGGTCATGCCAACCCCAGTGAACGAAGCGGTCGCAATCTGTTTCACCCGCCAGCGGTAACGGATTTTGGAAGTATTCATAAATGTTTATGTTTTCTTGACTTCCGAACCTGTTTTTATGATCGTGATTTACCCACAGCGGAAATCCATATTCATACCCGAACCGTGTAGCCAAACCGATAACAGAAGCAACCTGGAACATCTGATTACCAAGCCTGCCATATTTACCGAGTTCGTTGAAGGTTATCATATATAACCCTCCTTTATTTTTCTGTTCACAAGGTCGGTCATTTCCATTCGTCGTTTCTTTTGCGGTGGTGGTGAAAGATAACAGGGTAATTGTCTGTAAGTCCGTTTTTATCGTATGTAAATTTACCATCTAAATATTGAGCAGGCCACCAATGCATAGGTATATTTTTTTGAACAGCGACTGAGGTCAAAATTGCCTGGTCGTGTCTGTGTTCCTGGAATCCTGGATAGTTAGGAAGTTTTGAAGGTGAATCGTCAATCAGGCCTGGAATCTCACAACGTGAAAGCCATTGTTCTGTAAACATTATAGCTGATATGCTATTTCTAAATATCATCGCTGAAGCCTGTACTTGGTTACCTGAGTAATTTGGAGTGTATGCCATCACATCACCTTTGCACCACTCCGAATGTTTGTAGTTATTCTGGAACAGCAGAATATCATCCATTGAATTTATCAGGTTATCAACGTGGTTCACAAATTCAACCCCGGCATCGGTATAAATTAGGAAGTCATCAAACGAAAGCGTTTCAAGCTCTTGCAAAATAAAATACGGTTTCCAAAGCCAATATCCAACACCCCTATTTTGTGTAAGAATGTCATAATTTCTTTCCAGAAAATCAGTACCAAAAATATCTTCTTTACCGTAAATTCGTGACACATCGCAGCCATTAGCCAATGCAGATTTGCGGCATAACTCTGCCGATATGCTCATATTGTCGCTTGCGAATGTGATGTGCTTTATCATTTTAGCATTACCTCCGAACCTTTGATTCCGTAAACAGTATTCGCCGCCCAAATGTCAGAATAACCATCAGCCTGCACAGCGAGAAACGGTTTCACAATGTACCTCTGCAATCCTGAATCCTGACCTACTGTGTTGAGCCATTCATCATAAATGGTAGTTATCTGATCTGTGTAGTTTTCCCTGCACCACTTCCGCCCCTTTGCGGAATAGTAAATAGCATGAGTAGCCCATGCATCAGTCAGTTTAAACAGC